TGCTGCTGAGTTGCTTCATCTTGCCCTACATTATCATTAACTTGACCTTCTTCAAGATTGTTATTTTCTAATGCGTTATCCATGTTACTCTCCTTTTCTTTGCAATCTCTCTTGCTTTTCTTGAGCTTGGCCACGTAAACGTAACTTCTCTGCTTCGAGTTTAACTGCACTTTCTAGTTTTCCAACCGCTAACTTATTAGCTGACTTGGATTGTGATTCTTGTGATTTAAGCTCAGATTTGAATTTCTCAACTTCTGTACGTTTCCTTGATGAGATTGACTCTCTGTGAGCTGTTTGTAAATCACCTTGTAAATTTTTAATTTGTTCTTGAGATTGTTGTAATTGTTGTTGTAATTGTTGAACAATATCCATTCTTTGTAATACTCCTTCTTTATCAAATATATCTGTTTTCATTAAAGCTTCAGTTCTATCAATAAGTCCTGCTTGATAAGCTTCCATATAAATTGACCATTCACCCCATCTATTTGATGGCATTGTTGAATTGCCGATTATATTTACATCATATTGTCCAATTGTTAAATCATTCATCATTTCACCAATTGCTTGAGATTTATCATTGTAATGATTAACCATATATTCACTCATATCATTATTAGGTTGTACTACTCTAAATACTTTCTTATAAGTATAATGTTCCTTAGATAAATTATATACAACTTGTCCTAAACGTCTAAGCGAACCTTCAATATCTCTTAATTTTGATTTACTCCTTCTTTGACCAAAATCTTCAAGCATCATTGTAGCTGAAGATGTATTTGGAGCAACAGCACTATTTCCTTGCATCATTTCAAATATTCCCATATTTAAATCGATATACTTTTCAATAAGCTTAGGCAATTCCATAACTGAATTAGATAAAGGTTGAGGAGAGGGGAAGTGCGGTTCACCAAAAGATGGGTCATATTCAATAGTTGCATTCGGATTTGCCCAATTTCTTTCAAGCTCTTCAATATCATCAACACTTCCTTGTGGTATAAGTAATTTTAATCCAGATGATGCTTGTGCATGAGATGTAATTAAAGACATTGTTTTATTTAAAAATCTTTGAAAATCTTTATTCTTTCTAACATCACTCATTGGATATGGAGTATTAGTCCAAATGTTAGGAATAGGTACAATAGGGTATTTATCCGTATTTAATATATATTCATATAAAACTATTTGTCCAAGTGTACATGTTAATTTAATTCTTGTTTGTTGAACTTCAACAACATCAATTAATCCTTGTTCTAAAGCTTTAGCTATTTTTTCATCAGATAAGAATTTTTCCATATTCTTAGTATCAAGTATTCTTTCTTCACCTGATTGCATATCCATAATTCTATAATAAGGAACTTTAACTTTTGAAAAATGTTCAATTAATTGATATTTCTCAGAACCTTCCCCTCTATCTTTATCTTTAATATAATCAGGAGTAAATGTTCCAGTAGTTCTTTGATTCATTGGAGATGGATATGTTTCATCTCCACTGTATCCTTCTACTAAATCAATAAGAAGTTTACCATCTTCTTGTTCTTCGGATAATTGTGGATATAAATCCAATAATTGAAATTTTGTAAATATAGTAGATAACATCATTCCTGTTGCATCATCAAAATACCTACTTCTAGCATTAGGGTCTACTACAACTCTAAATGGGTCAACGTATGTAAATTTAACTTCTCCTCTTCCATAATCAGCTTCTCTATCAACATATGCATAAAAATAACCAAGACCTGTGACAGCATAATCATGTACAGCTTGTTTGAATACTTCATTACCATCAGATATATTCCATATGTATTCAAGTATTGTTTTCCATACACTTGCTAAATCACTATCAGAATCTTCTCTTGGCATTGCTGAGAATTTAGGTGGTTTAGATGTAATTATAGCTTTAAACTGTTCTATAGCAGAATAAATTCTATCTAAAGGTATATTTGATTGATTTCTTTCCGCAAGTGCTTGAGATTCATCTTCACTAAAATGATTACCTAAATAAAAGTCAATATCTTCTCTAGCATGGTCTTCCCACTCTTTACGAGCATCATGCCATCTATTCCATAATTCTTTTACGTATTGTGCTTTTTTATCTTGCTCTATCATAACTCATAATATATAATATTTTTATAATACAAATCAACCCCTTGCTCCTGTAATCCAATTGTATGTTTTTTTTGGTTTTTCCCATTCATTATCTCTGTTTTTTACTTTCTTTACTTTACTTGCAGATTTACTACCTTTTGCATATTGTGTTGATAACCAAAATGCATCAATAGTATCATCATGACTACCTTTTGGAAAATCTAGTAGTTCTCCAATAAACTCATGCATATCCTTTTTCAAATGAACAGCACCAGCTTTAAACATAGGTTGTAATCCTTCAAATAATCTATCTTTCTTTTTTTGATTACCATAACCTTTAATACCTTGTTCAATGCCTGGTAAAAACTTTCCTTCCTTTTTACTTCTTTTATGTATATAATCTCTTAACATCTCTTGATATGATATTGTTTCAATATTTATTCTTTTAATTGGTCTATATCGTTCAGCGATTTTAAATATCTCATCTGCACAGTCCATGGGTAATACTCTTTGTCTCCAATATTCAATAATGTAATAATCATAATCAGCGGTAACACCAATAACCATAATAACACTATAATCATTCCTAACACTAAGTGTTGAAGCAGGGTCGACACCCATATAAATATTAACATATTCAATTCTCCCATCATCTAATTTTAAATACCAAGAATTTCTACTTTCATCAAATTTGATTCCACCTTTATAAAAATTATCAGTTATATCTCCTTCATCAAATATTTGGTCTTCAGGAGATTTAGCTTGATTCATATATTCTTGATAGAACTTGGATGGAGTACCAGAATCTATATAAAATTGTTTTCTTTCTTCTAATTTCTTTAAAGGCCATCTTGAAGGCCATAATGGAACACCACTATCAAGTATTGCTTTATATGTTGTTATATCCCAAGAATACTCTTCTCCATTATTCATAGCTTCTTTATAATTTTTTACAAGTCCATTTAAAAATGAATCATAATGAACAATAGTCCCATTACACCATAAAAAACCACCTTTATCAAAATCAATAGCAGGATATACTGCTGCTGTAACCCAATTCTTTATTTGCATTCTTGCTTCAGGAGTTTTAGTATTTAACTCTGATTCAAAGTCATCAAGCACAATTCCAGTGTATCTTGTTGATAATTGCTTCTTACCTCTTAATCTTTGAGCTGTTCCTTTAGCAATTAGTCTACAATTGTTTTTTAATACAATTTCAGTTTTAGTCCACTTATCACCCTCTAAATCACCAAAATAATAATGAATTGCAGGATTATTGTATATATGGTTTGAAATCCAATTAAGATTATCTGTTGCTTGGTCTTGTGCCTCGCCAACCCAAGCGATAAATTCTGGGCTTTCTTTATTCGCAAATAAGAACCGATGTAAAACCGCAGTTGCAGCTAAGGTTGACTTTGCGTGGTCACGAGGCAATACAAGAGCCAATTGTTGATTTTTCTTATCTAAAAGCTTTTTACCTACTAAATTGTGGAAATCAGGTGTTGCAGAAGCTAAATAATCTTGTGGTGAGAATAATTTACCAAATACAATAAGGTCTTTATATGCCATCTCAAGAACCTTTTCATTATTTGATACATTCCCATTAAGGTTTAAATTAGCCATTTAAAATCTTTTTGATATTCCAAAACCAAAATTATCCTTATTTCCACCTAATCCATAGTATAATTGCTTATTTTTACCTGTTCGGCCAGAAATTTCAACATTTAATAAATCTCTATTTTTAAATAATGATTCAATTAAATTTGTTTTAATATTTCCAAATTGCCCAAATCTAAAATCATCCTTAGATTCCACTTTTTCTTTTAATCTTTCTGATTTAGCAATTAAATTATCAATTGCTTCATGGCCAGTTGAAGGTTTATTTTTAATGGATTTATACAATAAATTTTGCAATACATAAAGACTTTGATTTTTAAAATCTTCTTCTACTTGATTTGAACCTATTGGAAATCCAAATTTTGGAAGTAAAACATCCTCTATATATTGATTAGTTAAATTAGCCATGTGATATTTTTTTATCTATCATTATTGATTTCTTTTTGTAGCTAAGTAATCTGCTATAGATGCCAATGAAGCAAAATCTCCTAATTTTGCTTTTCTTAAAGCATCTGAATATAATATTTCATCAATAGGTTGTTTTTGACCCTGAGCTCCTTCAGGTCTATAATATCTATCTGTTTGACCTAAAACTAAATTAACACTACTATCAGCTGGGTCTAAATGTCTATAAGCTCCAACAATATCACGACCAATACTAAGGTCAAATAATTTAGCTAATTCATGCTTAGGATTAGCTTGTGCTATTAATTTATCAATATCTTCATGAGCACCTCTAAATTCAGATGGAGATACCCCACTTACAACATAATCTAATATTTGTTTTAAAAAAACCCTTGGGTCTTCATATTTTTCTTCTTTGTTCATTAATCTTTCTTTCTTAATTCAAAATGAGGGAAATCATCAAATCGATTATCCTTTACATCAAAGTTCATGTTCCAGTCCCCTCCCCATCTAAG